TGAGGTAATTGGGTGGGTATGGCAAATCTCATCTATAGAAAGATGGTAGCTAAATTCGAGTTTTAAAATTTAGCATAATAAAATTATAATCGGTATATAGATACTTAATAAATCCTGTTAATAGTGAAGTCACGCTATTTCAATATTTATGGAGAATAAAAAGAATGACCACTAATTCTGAAATTTGCTATACAGTAAAAGAACAAGTGGTTTGTGGACTTATAAAGTACATGGCTGAGATCAAAGCCTTAAAAAATCATAAGTACCTTCAGCCTAATGTGTGCGGATATTAATTATATCTATATAGTAAATGCCTCTACATAGTTGAGTTTCCAGATTCAGACTTTAGGAAGCTTAGAAGGGATAAGAAATAAATCTTAAAAAATTAGTTATTAATCAATGAATAGAAATTAAAGAAAGTTTAATTTTTAAAATTTTAATTAAGGGGTTAAATATATGAAAAATTTCTTTAAATGGCTAGCGATTATATTTATTGCTCTCCTTGTGATAGGTCTAATTTTTGGAAATGACTCAACTGAGCAACGAAATTATCAAAATACTATAACTACTGCATCTACTAACCAAGAACCAACTAGTGTGGCTGGAAAATTAAATCCAAACTTTACCGGATCGCAAAGCAATGCTGTTAGATCTGCTGAACAGTATCTTAGTATTTCAGGTTTCTCTCGTGATGGTCTTATACGGCAATTATCGTCAGATGCTGGAGATGGCTACGAAGTTAGTGATGCTACTGTAGCAGTCGATAGTCTTAATGTTAATTGGAACGAACAAGCTGCTAGATCTGCAAAACAATATCTTGAAATATCAGGTTTTTCTTGCAATGGGCTTATTGAACAGCTTTCGTCAGATGCCGGTGATAAATATACTGTGAGCCAAGCTACATATGGAGCACAACAAGCTGGCGCTTGCTCATAAGGAAAATAATTGTGATCAATGATTTTAATAACTATATTTTTTATATATGAAATATAGTTATGAAGTACCTATAAAAGAAGTACTTAACAGGGACTAGAAAAAACCAGGTCAATCTTTTAATTACAACTGGATATTAAAACTATCAATTTTTATTAATTAATAGATTGGCTTTATTTTTTTGGAGAAGTTATGAGTGGCAATAGATGTTTTGGGGATTTGGAAGAATGTAGAAAAATACTTGACACTCGAAAGTATTTTGAGTCGCCAATTATAATGCAAAGAGACATCAAAAAAATTTCACTTCATCAATTTTCTGGTGCTCCGGTTTATGAAGTAAATACAGAAGAGAATATAGTTGGTTTAAGCATATTTCTTAGAACTAATATAGCACCTGATTCTATGAAACATAGCTTTGGCCTGATTCAAAAAGTCGGAAATAGAACCAATTGGTTATACGATTTATGTGTGTATCCAAAAAATCAAAAGTCACATGTAGATAGAAAGAAACGTGAAGTTTTTCATGGCCCTCATGTTCACTTTTTAGATAATTCATTTGAAGTTGATTTAACGTATGAGGTTGAAGATTGGCAAAATTGGTTTCAACTTTTTGCTAAAAATATCAATTTGGAAATCAAGTCAAATGATATAATGGAACCTCTTGCAGGGGAGTTGCAACTATGACCATGCATCTTTCAGATACAGTCTTGAATGCATTTATGCAAAAGATATCGGATTCCGATAACTCTTGCGGCTTTACCTTGCCTCTAGTTTTCCCTAACGGCTCACCAGCTATTGTCTATGCACATAAAGATACCCGGGATCAAATTATTCTAAGTGATTATGGTCTCAACGTGCGTCACTTTGAAGAATCTGTATGTGTTGATGATTTTGATGCTGTAGATAAGATTAAATATTTCTGTAAGTCATACGAATCTACATTTGTTGAGAATGGTTGTCTAATGGCAACATCCTCTATTAAACAACTTGACTTCACAGTTATTGAGTATACTGAGCTTCTTAGCAAACTAATTAATTACCAATATAGGTCTAGAAGCCATCAAGTAATAGAAGATATTTTAAGCTCGATAAAAGTGGTTCTTGAAAGAAAGTTTTCTTCTATTGAAGTTAGTCCTAAACTCATAGGCCGTTCAGGTGAGAAATATGATTTTAATTTTGCTCACCACTCTACTTTTATTGATTATATTCAAGCAGACAAAAATAAGACTAATACTCAACTTCGGAAAATGATTGATACTAAAAATCTTAATAGTGATATTTCATTTAATATTATTATTGATGATTTGGAAAATGATAAGTACAAATCAGAACAGATGATTCTTTCTGATTATGCTAAGGTTCAGCCTCTATCTAAATTTCTAGCAAGTTAAATGCTCTTAATGTTTTCCGACCCACCCCAACGGTGGGTTTTTATTTTAAATAGAATCCTAAAAAATTAGATAAAAAGATACTTAGCAACATATTCAAGAAACCCGCACCTCTTGCATCCATATGATTTTTGATTTTATTATGCACGATATGAGGTCCAAAAATCATCTCAGTAAAGGCTAACATAAATCCTGTAATTATTAAAAATGCTGACATACTTTATTCCTTTGTATATTTCTATTTTAAGTCAAAAAATTAATCTTTCTAAAGTTTCTTTTTACAAACTAAAATTTATAATTATCAAGCTTAATTAAAGGCAGACCTAGATGAAAACAAAAATAGCTTTTACTCTTCTTTTCACTTTAATCATGACCGGGTGTCAAAAACAGCCAGAACAAGCTACCACTGCTGAGCCTTCAGACACTCCAGCGGTAACAGTACAGTTTGAGCAGGCAGACCAGAAAATCTCCGACTTTCTGGACCAGCTTGATGACCCAGACACTTCACAGGAACGGCGCGCCCAGATCATCTGTAAAGACTACCCTGCTGTTTATAAAAACGAGTATATGCCAGCCTTACTCAAGCTTTCACCAGATGAATATACTGAACCTCAACTTCTTCAGGATATGAAGATTGCTCTAGACTATTATGTTCAGAAAGATAAGGTGATATGCAAAGAGTAAGATCAGGCTTAATAAGCCAGCTTTTATTAGTTCAGTAATTCAACAATAGCTCTTCTCTCTGCCTTTTCGTCAGTTTTACTTTAAAGTCTATTCATATATATTAAAGAAAATGAGGACGACCTCTACTGGTGCATTTTTAACTGAACTGCACCAGTTTAAACCCCGTCGGGACGACCTGATCACTATTTAGAGGTAGCGATTATGGCATGGGTTGTTCTAATTCTTGCGGGTGTTTTTGAGATTGTCTGGGCGTATTCAATGAAGCTCTCAGAAGGCTTTACCAGACTCACCCCGAGCATCATTACCCTTTTCTTTATGATTCTCAGTTTTGGCCTGCTTGCGTATGCCATGAGAACACTTCCGCTAGGTACGGCTTACACCATCTGGACAGGCATTGGTGCAATTGGTTCATTTGCTGTGGGTATTTTTATATTAGGTGAACCTGTTACAGCAATCAGAATGTTCGCGGCAGTGCTGATTGTCTCTGGCCTGATCCTGATGAAAATCTCATCGTAAGTGTTCTGATTAAAGTTCTTTTCAAACTATTTAACCCATCTTTATGAGGGGTTTTCTTTTTAATAAATCTATATTTTCCCTGATATTATGGAGTTAAGACTTTGCGCCAACATTGATCTTAAACCCACGAATATTGGAGAAAATATGAAACCTGAAATTATAGAAGCCCTAGCATTAGAGCTTACTAAATCCAAACTATCCAATAAAATGACCACTGCATCTGATTGGGTTGAAGCTTACAAAGCCTCACTCTCTGAAATTAAAGATGAATGCGATAAAGGTAGCACTCGCCTAAAACCAGCTACTGCTGGGTCGCGCATATTCTAACTACCAGTCTTAGCAATTACATAGCAGCCATTCTTATTAGAGAAATCTTGAAGGATGGCTTTTAGTTCCTCTGCAAATTTAAATGGGCATTCAATAGTTACGATAGCAGTTTGATTTCCATATATTGCCATTTCCGCTGCATTTACATATTTCTCTAATTCTTCAGCTTTTACCCCATTAAGTAGCAATTTCTCAACCGTCTGCTTACGCCAATCAAACATTTCAGTATTTAGATTCAATTTTCTCACCTATATGAGTGGATTGTCTTTTGTCTATTAAAACATAATAGTTTCCTTTAATAAACTTTATTGTTGACTTAATAGTTTCCTTTGGTAAACTAAAATTATAAATAAAACCTCAGCGTTGCGCTAACAACCTGAGGCATGACCCACACTACTACTGTGAGTAAGTAAATTATGAAACAACATCACCCAAAGAGTCAAACCACCCAGATTCTTTTTCAAGAACCCACGGCTGAAGAAATGCAAAGCAAGCCCGGTTCGGTCTTCTCTAACATCTGCGCCATTTTACTCATTGCCAGTTCAGTCTTTGCGCTGGTGTGCATGCTGCGTAGCTGTGCGAATGAAGCAGAAACTCAGGCAGTCCAAGCCCATGCCTATAACGCGAAGTTCTCTGAGAAAGAGCACGTTGAGGGGGCTAAATAATGGAATTGAATAAGCAAAATATTAATTCAGATACCGTTATCACATTCACGCAAGAAGGTGACTTTCAAGCCTACTACGCAGCATGCGCATGGTGTAATGAGAATGGTTATAGTCATGGATCTATGGCTCGGGATATGCCAATTGGTCTGGTTAAAGGCGACTGGATAATTGCTAAATGGCGCAATCTTTCCTTAGAGGAGCGTCAGCAATTGGATGGAACAATGACGTGTATTGGAAGCTTTCGTGAAGGCCCTGTTCACATCGTGATTAAGGGGGAAAGATTATGAATGCAGCCGTAAATCCAGACAAAATTATTCCAATCCGGGCCAGCTCCCTGTCCGACCTGTTTGACTGTCCGGCACGCTGGGAAGCCAGGAATCTTTTAAACAAACGCACTCCAGCCGGTGCACGCACGCGCTTAGGTACAGCAGTTCATGAAGCAGTGACCCAGTGGGACTATCTGAACCTGATTGGTGAAGACGTCACCCTGGAAGAATGCCGCGAGATCCTGCATCACCAGATCTGGCAGCCAGGTGAAGAAATAGATTGGTCTGACCTGGATCAGAATGCTGCTGAAGCAATTGGTCATTCATTAATGCAAAAGTACATCACTCATATTGCGCCAACCCAAAAATTTATAGGTGTAGAAGTGCGCTGTGAATCTCTCATCCTTGCTGATCTGGGCATTGAGCTTACAGGCACCATTGATCGCATCTATGAAAATAATGAGGGTGAACTGGGCATTGGTGACCTTAAATCTGGCAAGAATGCTGTTGCTTCAGACGGCACAGTCAAAACCGTAGGCCATGCACCACAAATGGGGATTTATACCGTATTGGCCAGTCATGCACTGCAAGAACCGGTACTGGCTCCTGCCCGTATCTACGGCCTGACTACCGGAAAAACAGATAAAGGTCAGCACGTCGGTATCGGTGAAATCGACTCACCTGCAGAGGTACTTCTAGGTACTGAAGAAGAACCTGGACTACTGCACCACGCAGCAAAACTCATTAAGCACGGCGTATTTTACGGCAACTCAAAATCAATGATGTGTCATGACAAATACTGCCCTGTTTATCACACCTGCAAATTTCGCAAATAATTTTTATAAGGATTAAAACAATGACTTCTCAAGTAATGACTACTGAACAGATCCGTACCTCACGTCAGACTGCTGTAGCAGCACCTAGACCCGTTGAAGTCAGCTTGACTTCACTGGAAGGTTTTGAACTGGCACAACGTATTGCCAAAATGCTTGCCGCCTCAACCATGGTACCGGAAGTTTACCGCGATACACTAAAGATCAAAGACGGTAAAGACCAGAATGGAAACTGGCTGTACCGTAGTGAACCTAACCCGAATGGTCTGGCCAACTGTGTCATTGCCCTGAATATGGCAAACCGCATGGGTGCCGATCCGCTGATGATTATGCAGAACCTTTATATTGTAGAAGGTCGTCCAGCCTGGTCATCGCAGTTTGTGATCGGGGCAATTAATACCTCTGGCAAGTACTCACCGCTGCGCTTTGAAATGGAAGACCGTGGTGAAGTGGAAGTGACCTACACCACCAAGGAATGGAAGTGGAATGAACGCGCCCGCAAGAGTCTGCCAGAAGAAAAAGTCCATACTGTCAAACTACGCAATATCACCTGTAAAGCATGGGCCATTGAAACAGCTACAGGTGAGCGTCTTGAATCTGCTGAAATCTCAATGGAAATGGCAGTAAAAGAAGGCTGGTATCAAAAGAACGGATCTAAATGGCAAACCATGCCTGAACAGATGCTGCGTTATCGTGCTGCCTCATTCTTTGGCCGGATCTACGCACCAGAAGTGTTAATGGGTATCCGGACTCAGGAAGAAGAACAGGACGCCATTATTGATGTGACGCCAGAACCAGCACAGCAGACCTCACCGGTGACTACCTCTGACCTTAAGGCTAATGTCGTTAAAGAAGCACCTGTACAACAGCAAGCCGAGCAACAGCCAGTTCAGGAAGAAAAGAAACCACGTGCACGTAAACAGCCAAAAGTTGTTGAAGCTGAAAATGTCCAGAATTCTACACAGAGTGAAGTTGTAGATGCAGAGTTGAATGTGGAAGATCTTAAACGGCTACAGCAAGAAGCTGAGGACTTGATCCAGCAAAATAAAACATCAGAAACTGCTCAGGTCGATGTAAACAAGTCTGCTGAAATTAAAAAGAGCTATATGAAGACACTCACCAGTACCGTTCAGGCCAGCTCTATTAATGCTTTAAAAAGTCAGATCGAGAAGGAAACTAAATTAACTGAGGTCGATAGAAATTACTTATTGGCTTACGTCAAACAGCGTCTTGATGAGGAAGGTGTTTATCAGCAAGGACAGGCACCAGTAGACAAGATCAAGAGCACTTCTACCCGGGCAGGACTGGAACGAATGATTGCAGATACTCAGGATGTGCATCAGCTAGAGACTGAAACAGCTCAGAGTATTAAAAACCATAAGGCCAAAATGACAGTGGAAGATTATAACGACCTGTTGAGTCTCTACGCACAGCGCAAAGAAGTGCTGTCACAGCAGGATATTTTCGCTGATGCGGTAAGTCTGGTGGATTCCTATATAGCCCATATTGATGCTGCCCAAAGTGTAGACCGTCTGAATGACATCATGAGTGATCCTGCAATCAATAGCCTTCCAGACGATGATACGGCGCGGATCAATGAAGCTTATGACCGTCGCTATGCAGAGATCAGTGAATAAGGGCCATGTCGCCCTTCGGGGTGGCAAATTCCATAATAGATATACGGCGGTATCACTATGAAATATACATACTCATCTATCACCCGCACCCTGACTGTCTTTGGCTGCAAGATGGATCATATCTTTACCAATGTGGGCCTGTTTGAAATTGAAGCACTGCTGACTAATGCAAAATTTAAGGAGGCCACATGGAGAAGTTAAGTCAAGCTAAGGTAAAGGAGGTGTCATGATGCGAACTGAATCTGAAAATAACTTGCTCGAAGCCATTTTTAATGAAATGCAAGAGATTAAAAGAGCTTTTCATGCTGATGAAGATCGTCTTTTAAAAACGAGTGAAGTAGTAAAGATGACTGGAATAACCAGGGCTTCTATTATTAAAATGGTTGAAGATGGGAGCTTTCCCGAGCCGGATTGGGTAAGTGAAAGTGGCTATAAGCGCTGGTGGAAGTCCACTATTTATACATTCTTTAATAAGAAACAAGCCCTCGCATCATGAGGGCTTTATTTCCGTAAACTTTTTGTCTCTTGATGCAATAAATTGAGCTTTAAGTTCATCGCAATAATCTGACCATCTTTGCATCATCACACGTCTTTTATCTAAGTGCTTAGTCCGGTTATATGCCCTACCGTGCATGTCACGCACCTGGTGTGCAAGCTGCTGTTCAATAATATCCAGTGGGAACTCCAGAACCTCATCTAATAATGTCCGGGCAATTGCTCTAAAGCCGTGGCCAGTCATATCCTCTTTACCATAACCCATACGGCGCAATGCCATATTAATAGACATATCAGAAATCGGCCGATGCTTGTCAGAGCGTGAAGGAAAAACAAAGTCTGAATTATTTGTAAAATTATGAGCTTCTTTTAGAATTGCTATAGCCTGTGTAGATAAAGGTACAATATGGTCCAGTCCAGTTTTCGCAGATGTTTTTGACGGCGTATAAGACCAGGTAGCAGTCTCAAAATTAATATCAGTCCACTTGGCATTACGTAGTTCGCCAATACGGACAAACACCAATGGTGCCAGTTGCAATGCAAACTTTACGTGGACCAGTTGTGATTCATAATGATCTATATCAAAAAGCAAGCGCGCAAAATCAAAGGGATCTGTTAATGCTGAATAGTGATTTTTCTCTCTCTGGGTAATAGTACCTGCCAGATCTTGAGCAACATCACGCTCACACAGACCCATTTTTACTGCAAAACGAAAAACTTGAGAGGCTTTAGATCTGATCCGCATTGCAGATTCAATATGCCCCTTGTTCTCATCTTTCTCAATTACTTTGGCCAGATCCCGTGGAGTAATATCTGAAATCGGCATATTGCCAATATCTCGATAAAGTTTTTCAAATATACCCTCATTTCTCTTTACAGTAGCTTCGGCCAGACGTTGTTTACTTTTATATAGCTCAGCAACAGATTTAAAAGTTGACTGTTGTTTTAATCTTTCTTTTTCCTCAACACCCTGCTTTTCTACCTGAGGATCTTTTCCTTCAGCCAGTAACGCCCTGAACTGATCCCGATATTCACGTGCTTTGGCCAGTGACATCGCTGGATAATTTCCGACAGTCATCGTATTTCTTTTTTTAGAAATTGGGCGGGTGTAATCAAAACGCCACATGACAGTACCGTTTTTTCGAATTAGAAGATTCAGACCTGCACCGTCACTTAGCCGAATATCCTTCTGTAACCCGTTGGGATTATTACTTTTTATATCACGGAGAAATGCTTTGATTTTGCTGTCTGTAAGCGAAATTACTTGTTTTGGCAT